GTCCGCGAGCAGGTGGCTCAGGTCGAGGCCAACCTCGAACGCTGAACGTACCCCGCCGCTGGGCGTGACCTGGTCAAACGGTAACAGCGTGCCAGGGTCGACGTAGTTCAGCCCGCCAGGAAACAGCTCGCTCTCGCGATCCTTGAGCTGGCTCGGCACCTGAAGCGGAGGGCGCACCATGTAGTCGATGCCCTGCCCCTTGCGAAGCTGCTCCTGCTGAAGCTGCCGAACATCACCGAGCGCCTCCATGCCCGGACTCGTGCCGTAGATATCGCCGCCGGCAACAGACCAACGCGGAGCTACCACCGGGAACCGCTTGTAGCCCGACTCGCGCAGCAACTTGTCGTCGTCGCCGCCTAACTCGAGGTAGCAAGACTTGAACGGCAAGTGCTTGGGCGACAGGTTGCTCGGATCGCGCTCCTGATCCGCACGCGGCTCAATCACATGCAGGATGCGAACCAGATTCTCCAGTTGCCTGGACTTCCACTGGTCCTTCACCACGACTGAACAGTTCTCTAGCCCGAACTCCTTGACCGTCTCCCCGATCGTCTTCTCGAACTCACGGTAACAGCTGACGATCTTGCCCTGGTAGTCCTGCTGCAACGCATACTGCCCGCAAACAACCGGGTAGTGGTGAACCACGTTGTGGAAGTCCGGCAGCACAATCGATACCGAGGTGCCGAACGCGCCTAACTCCTCATACATCTGGTGCAAGGCGCGGTAGGTGTTGGATCGCGCGAATACCCGCTGCATCCGGTCGACTACGTCGTCAAGCCACTGCCGGACAGGGTGATACTCACCAAGATCAGGGTCCGCGACCGTCAGCTTGAACCACGGCCTCGCAGGGTTGGTCGCGCCGGCCTGCATCCCAGCACCAAGTGTCCGTAGCGCACGGGTGGCAGTGTTGTCGTAGATCTTGTTGTATCGGTCGGAGCCCGTGCGGTTGCGGTCGGTGACAAAGAACCGACCGTTGCGCGGCAAGATGTGCTTGCTGATGTCACTCCAGTGCGTGATCCACGAGCTTCGCTCGTTCTTCAAAGCGCCGTGCCTGGCGATGAACGCCTCGCGCCGGTCGCGCACCTTCGTGAAGTCGTAGGGCCTCATGCGATCAGTTGCCGCCCATCAATGAAGACCTCCGGCCCAGCAACATCTTCCCGCCACCGCCTGCACCGCCAGCACCAGTCAACATGGTCGCACCTGGACCTTGAGCTGAACGAAGACGCTCCTGGCTCAACAACGACGGAATCTTCGGCTTCTTCTTGTTGGCCTTCGCCATCGCCATGGCCGAAAGCCTCTCCTGACCAGTGGCTTGGCTCTGCGCCTGCTTCTGAGCCTGCTTCTGTGCCTCCAACGACTTCTTCTGTATTTTGCGCTGCTGCTCGCCCTGGTAGAGCGAGATTCCGGCGGCAGGAGCCGTAGCCATCAGGATCGCCATTGGAAGCGAAATGCCCATACTCAAAGCTCCTTGCTGTGGACAATGTCGATCACGCTGTAGCCCATGCGGGGCATGATCGAATCAAGCGCCGTGTCCGGCTTCGCGTGCCATAACATCAGCTTCGCGCCGCGCTCCGCTGCCTCCGCCTCAGTCGCCACTATCAGCCGAGGCCCTACCCCCGACGTGCGCCAACCCTCATGGAGAAACAGCACGTCGTTCGTCGCGACAACTAGATCGCTGTAGTGCATGTGAGACCCAATGAACGACACGCTGTAGCCCACCATCTCGGCACCAGGAGCCGAAACGGATAACGCTAGCAACATGCCCTTCTCCTCCGCCTCGTAGTAGCGACGCCAGTCCGGCTTCAGCACCATCAGGTGCTTATACCGCGCTACCTCGCCCCAGTGCGCCTCGAGTAGATCAGCAGCGTGGTCGCGGATCGTGTCAACGTCGCACAGGCCAATCGTCACCGTGTCGGACATGGTCTGCATCCCTCAAACGGTAGCACCGCAACTCAAATATCGGCGTAAGGATCGTATTCTCGCGCTTTTCTGTTCGCTGCCCCAAGAGCCAGCAGCGCGTGCCGCTTCGGGGTGTCGATCATCCCGAGAATGTAGGCCGAGGCGTAGTCAGGCGACTTGCCTAGCTTGTCCATGATCTCCTTGCGGCTCTGAACCTGGATGGCTGACCCGGCCAGCTTCCACTTCGGAGTGCAAAGATCCGCCAAAAGCTGCTTATTCGGCGGCAAACAAAGGCCAATGTTGGCGTTAGGGTCCAGCGCCTCGCGCATCCGCCACCACAGCTCGGACCTCCAGTTTTTGAACTGAATTCTGCCGTCTTTTGCAACCCCACGCGCCGGTTCTCCGACGTTGCAACCGATGACCTGCTGCCCCACCCCCATCAAATGCCCATATGGCTGCGCTCCGACCCCAAACAGGTCGATGTGAATCACCGCCCGATCCCTGACCGCTGCCACTACGTAGCCGGCAATCGTCGCACCGTCCGGGCATTGGTCGCCCCGGTAGACGATCGGCTCGTCGAACCACATCCCGTGCCGCCGGGCAAGCACAGTGTTGTCCTTGCCCCGCATCGCGACATCAACTCCCACCGAATCCATCACCTCCAGCTTGGTCGGCCTGGACCACCGGTCCATCGCCGCCTCGACCCAAGCCGTCGGGATTACCTGCCAAGGGTCGTCCTCGACGCCAGCGTGGAAGTCCCCGTAGAGCAACTGCGACCTCAGCGGCTCCGGCATCGACTGCAACTGCCGGAGGTAGCCGGTGCCCATCAAGTGCGGGTTGTCAGTGATGCGCGACGGGATGAACGTGCGTGAGGTCGGCGAGACCATCTCGCCGTCGTGCTCGAACGGCGTGTCGTCGTCAACCTCGACCTCTGCGCCAGCAACCGTCGCGAACCATCGCAGCTCGCCGGCTGCCGCCGGGTTCGGATGCTTCTTGTCCAACCACGGCGCGAAATACTCCATGATCCACCGACCCTCAACCGAGGTCGGAGGGTTGAAACACATCAACGCACGGCATCGCTGACCCTTGTCGGTGGTCCGTAGCCACCCCAACAAGAACATGACGGCCTGCTGCCGCATCTCGGCTGCCTCGTCGAAAACGAGCAGGTCGTGGGGCCGACCACGATATTTTGCCTCGTCACCAGGTGACGGGAAACTGCCAAGCTCGATCTGCAACGGCACGCCGTCATGGCGCATCGTGCGCCAGATTTTTTCGCTACCGTTGTAGCCATCGCGTGAACCGACTAGCTGCGCCACATCGTCCACGATCGCTGTTAATTCTGTTCCGTTTTGTCGAAACATACCGATTCGTTGATGTCGCGTCAGGGCCAGCCCGATCGCTAGGTGAGTCTTGCCACCACCGGCGGCCCCCCCGAAGCCGACCACGTCAGCCTCGGATTCGTATGCCATCTCCTGCGGGCCGGGCAGTGGCAGCCACGGCTTGCCGCTGTGGAGCAGCTTGTCGAGTTCGGCCCGCTCGGCGACCGTCAGCGTCGACAGGTCCGGCTCGCTCACGGCGACAGCCCTCGGACGCGGCACCACAGGATCCAACTCCACACGGCCACATCAAGCAACTCCTCCTCGATCTCTCGACGCAGCTCCTCCGGCTCAGCGCCGAAGGACGCGTCCCCGTACTCGATGGCACCCTGCGCCATGCGCTCACGGCACGCGCACTGGAACTCCGCGAACAGCTGGTCACGGTCAGGCTTGCCGACCCCGTTCAGCCGGCCCCACACTCGCTGGCTCTCGTCACTCACGGCGCGTCGTCGCTGACGGACTCGGCTGCTTGCCGTTGCGCGAGGTGGCCTTGTCGAGAAGCTGCTTGATCCTGTCGGCGCGCTCGTCGTCGGTGAACTTGACCGGTGGCAGGCCAACGGCCCCGCCGAGCTGGACCTTCTGGCCGTAGCGGCCTGGGTCGTTCCACGCGAGACGCTTCTCGCGTGCGTAGACGCGCAGCTTGCGGTGTTGCACGTCGTCACGGTGATCGGTAGGCGTGTCCGCAATGTCCTGGATCTCGTCCTCAAGGACGAACGCGCCTATCTTCCGCGCGCGCGCGACACGCTCGGAAAGGTCCAGATTCTCGCCCATCCACCCGTAGACCGTCGAGCTGCTGATCCCCTTGTCGCGACAGAACGC